CTGGTGTGACTTCAAACACAAGTGTTGGGATCTACAAGAGTTACCTTCACGTGTGTATAAGGGTAAGAAAGAAGCACCTCTCGTTGAGTATGTACTTGTTGGAGATGGTAGTGGTTCGTAAACACAGTAGAAGAAACTATCGTAGTGGCCTTGAACTAGAGGCCGCTACATTCTTAGAGACACGACAGAAGATTGTATCCTATGAAAAGCTAAAGATAGAGTGGGAAGATTTAAAGTATCGCACCTATACACCAGACTTCGAACTGGACAATGGTATAATAATTGAGACCAAAGGGTTATTCAGTGCTGGAGATCGGCGCAAGCATATAGAAATACAGAAGCAACACCCTAAACTAGATATACGTTTTGTATTTAGTAACGCAAACTCTAAGCTATACAAGGGTGCTAAGAGTAGATACTGTGATTGGTGTGAGAAGAATGGCTTCAAGTGGGCACACCGAGTTATACCTGAGGGTTGGTTACTAGAAAAGGGTAAGCGTATGAAAGAGCAACGTGTGAAAGTAAAGAGGAGGCTATGATGGGCTATGAAGTAAAGCCTGGAGATATTGCTATTATACTACACCCTATCATAGAAGAGGGTGAGTGGACAGGGCATATCAAGACAGGTCTAGTATTTGGTGAGGCTGAGTCACATGATGGCATGAAGGCGGCACTAGAAGAAGCTCTTACTATGGCAGCAGCACAGTCTTTCTTAGATTTATACCCTGATGCATGGGATGATTTTGTAGAACTACGAGGTGAACTTATGAAGGAAATGTTTCCAGAACAATATGAAGAAGCTGTAAAACAAACAGACACTGGGTATAAGGTAGACGATAATGTTATTCTACTTAACAGATGGACGAAGACAAAGGGTAATGCATGAAAAAGTTTAACGTTACATTTGTAGCTAAGGTAGATGATACTAATAATATATTATCTGCTAGTAATGATAGCCATGAAAAAGATATACACGATCTAATAACAGATGTTATATATGATGTGGACGATATGAATATAGAAAATTTAAACGTGAAGGAAAGAAGATGATTGCTAGAGAAGACATAGAAGCAATAAACAATCTGATAGACTCAACACCGACAGAGTATTCCGACTTTGTTGAGAGTATGATTGTAACAAAACCTGAGGATAGGCTAATGGAAAACCTATTAGGTTTGTGTGAGGAAGTAGGAGAATTACATGGCAAGATAAAGCGTGTACTGCGTGATAATACTAATGATGAAGAGGGTATTCTCAAAGAATGTGGTGATGTATTATTCTACACAGTTGCTATAGCTAATTACTTTGACAGTGACCTACAAGATATAATACAAAGGAATATGTATAAACTAAATAGCCGCGCTGCACGTGGTGTAATAAAAGGATCAGGAGACAATAGATGAGTAACCAACTACCAACAGACTATCAAGCGTTCATACACAAGTCACGCTATGCCAAGTACTTTGATGGCAAAGGCCGTGAGTCTTGGGGAGAAACAGTAGGACGCTACATGGACAATGTAGTTCGTAAGGCGCTGGGTGATGAAGTAGATAGAATAGTAGATAACAAAGATGTAAGAGATCTAGAACAGGCTATACTGGGTCAAGAAATAATGCCTAGTATGAGGGCAATGATGACTGCTGGTCCAGCTTTAGATCGTGACAATACAGCAGGATATAATTGTAGCTACTTACCCGTAGATGACCCTAAGTCCTTCGATGAAGCTATGTATATCCTTCTCTGTGGTACGGGTGTTGGCTTCTCTGTTGAGAGACAGTTCATCAGAAAGCTCCCAGAAGTCCCTGATCTTTTCGACAGTGAGTCTATCGTCGTCGTTAAGGATAGTAAGGAAGGGTGGGCTAAAGGTTTCCGTCAAGTTCTAGCACTCCTATGGGCTGGTGAAATACCTAAGTGGGATGTGTCTCAAGTTCGTCCTGCTGGAGCAAGACTAAAAACGTTTGGCGGTAGAGCATCAGGACCAGCGCCGTTAGTAGAACTGTTTAACTTCGCTGTAGCTACCTTCAAGGCAGCACAAGGGCGTAAGCTTAGCTCTATGGAGTGTCACGACCTTATGTGTTTTATAGGCCAGATAGTTGTTGTAGGTGGAGTACGCCGTAGTGCTATGATTTCATTGAGTAATTTATCTGATGATAGAATGCGTCACGCTAAGTCAGGACAGTGGTGGGAAACTGCAGGGCATAGAGCTTTAGCTAACAACTCAGTAGCGTACAGTGAGAAGCCAGACATGGAAACATTTATGCGTGAATGGTTGTCTCTGGTTGAGTCTAAGTCTGGTGAGCGTGGTATCTTTAACCGAGAAGCATCTAAGAAGCAAGCAGCTAAGTTTGGAAGGCGTGATCCTAACTATGAGTTCGGAACTAATCCTTGCAGTGAGATAATTTTACGCCCATATCAGTTCTGTAACTTAACGGAGTGTGTAGTACGTGCTACTGATACACTAGAAGATCTTGAGCGTAAGGTTAGACTTGCTACTATCTTAGGTACAATACAATCTACTATGATTAAGTTTCCTTACCTACGTAAAGTATGGCAGAACAATACAGCAGAAGAGAGATTGCTTGGTGTATCTATGACAGGTATCATGGACAACCCATTAATGACACAGAAGAACAAAGGTCTGAAGAAAACACTAGAGCACCTACGTTCTGTTGCTGTAGCTACTAACACTGAATGGGCTAATCTACTAGGTATACCTGCTAGTACTTCTATCAGTTGCGTAAAACCTAGTGGAACGGTTTCACAGCTTGTAGATAGCGCCAGTGGAATCCATGCGAGACATAGTCCATACTATATTCGTACTGTACGTGGCGATAGTAAAGACCCTCTAACACAGTTTATGATTGATAAGGGAATACCTAACGAGCCTTGCGTTATGAAGCCTGACTCTACAGTAGTGTTTAGCTTCCCAGTTAAGTCGCCTGAGAAGTCAGTGACACGTAATGATATGTCAGCTGTGGAGCAGTTAGAGTTGTGGCTTGCATATCAACGACACTGGTGTGAGCATAAGCCATCTGTTACTATAACAGTACGTGATGAGGAGTGGATGGATGTAGGTGCATTCGTGTACAAACACTTTGATGAAATGTCAGGTGTGTCATTTTTGCCACACTCAGATCACTCATACCAGCAAGCACCTTATCAAGAGATAGATAAGAAAGAGTACAAAGAATTACTCTCAAAGATGCCTACCAGTATTGATTGGTCAGAGCTATCAGACTACGAGAGTGAAGATAACACAGTGTCTATGCAAACAATGGCTTGCTCTGGAGACTCTTGTGAAATAGTAGATCTAGTATAAGATATGTACGTAGTACTAGGAACAAGTAAGTGTGAGTTCTGTAAAAAGGCAAAGCACTTACTAGAGGAGAAAGGCATAGCGTTTATGCCTTACTCTGTCGATACAGTTAGTAGTAGGTGGTTGTTGACATTGATGCGACAGGCAAGTATGAATACTGTACCCCAAATCTGGGACAATGAAGGTCACCATATTGGTGGCTATAGCGAACTAAAGGAACAATTAAATGGTTGAAGTTTTAGTAATGTTTTTTGTAGGCATTGCAGCTATTGAAGTAGCTAGTGATGTAGGTAGTTCTACGTATGACTATGTAGAACCTAAAGTAACACAAGGAGTAGATTACGTCAAAGATAAGTTTGATTCTGAAGAGCAAGAATAATGTATGTTCTTGTACTTATAGCATTCATGGTGGGTGAGGAGCCAACAATAAAAGCCTCACCTATCCTGTATGATACATATGATAGCTGTATTGATGGTGCAGCACGTGCAATGACAAGCGTATACACATACTTACCAGAAGAACTTACTGAAAAAGTTTTTATATTACCTATGTGTAACGCTATACCAGAGGATACATGATGCAGTTAAAGTTTAACTTGTTTGAAGATATGGAAAGAGAAGCTACACCTACTGACGTTAGAGATAAACAGTGTACAATTTGTGAAGAAGTATTTCCAGAAACAGAAGAACATTTTTATATAGCATTTTCTTATATAGCAAAGGATGGTACTTCTAATAAGCATCTTCATAATAAGTGTAAAGCCTGTGCTGTTAAGGCTGATAGTATACAAAAAAGTCTTAAGAAGATACACGGACACAAAGCTTTTGGTAAGTGTGAATGTTGTGGTATAGATTCAAAAGAACTTAAAGGTCAGAAGCTACACTTAGATCACTGCCATAAGACAAGTGCATATAGAGGGCATCTATGCGGTAGTTGTAACCGTGGTATAGGTATGTTGGGTGACAATCTTGAGGGAGTACAACAAGCATTAAACTACCTAAAGAAAGTAGAAAATAAAGAATGAAGAAGATAGAGCTAGAAGCAAATAACTTTGTTAAGACTAAGAGTAACAAGTTTAATACTGGGCTTAACAAAGAAGTGCGTAATCTAGACAGCTACATCTTAAACAACTTACATGATTGTAGGGAAAAGGAGAGGGCCAGGGAGAAACTTATGGAAGCAAAGATGTGGGCTAGATTATCAGCTGAC